TTTGTAAAGATAGAGCAGTCTATCTTGCAATTATGGATTCTATTAAAATCATTGAGGGACGAGATGTCGCCCATACTAAAGATGCTATACCTTCTATTTTATCTGATGCTCTTGCCGTTTCATTTGATAATCATATCGGTCATGATTATATTGAGAATTCAGATGAACGCTATGATTTTTATCATAGGGTTGAAGAGAAAATACCTTTCGATATTGAACTTCTCAACAAGATCACTAAAGGAGGTATTTCTAAGAAAACCTTGAACGTGATTCTTGCTGGTACTGGTGTTGGTAAATCATTGTTTATGTGTCATGTTGCTGCTGGCGCTTTGGTTCAGAATTTAAATGTATTATACATAACTCTAGAGATGGCTGAAGAGCGTATCGCTGAGAGGATTGATTGTAATTTACTGAATCTTACTATGGATGAATTGAAGACTATCGACAGAGATATCTACACTAACCGAGTAAACAAGGTAGCAAACAAAACTCAGGGTAAACTAATCATTAAAGAATATCCTACGGCAACTGCGCACTCTGGTCACTTCCGTGCTTTGCTTGAAGAACTAAAGATGAAGAAAGAGTTTGTTCCAGATTTGGTAGTCATTGACTATCTGAATATCTGTTCTTCTCAGAGACTTCGTCATGGGTCAAATGTTAATTCATATACATATATTAAGAGCATCGCAGAAGAAGTTCGAGGATTGGCAGTTGAATACAATGTTCCTATTCTGAGCGCAACTCAGACAACTCGTTCAGGGTTTACTAACAGCGATCCAGGTTTGGAAGATACTTCTGAATCGTTTGGTTTGCCAGCAACAGTTGATTTTATGTGCGCTTTGGTTAGTACTGAAGAAATGGAACAGTTAAATCAGATTATGGTCAAACAACTCAAGAATCGTTACAGTGATCCAAATTATTACAAACGATTTATTGTTGGAGTTGACAGATCTAAGATGAAATTATATAATGTCGAAATGTCAGCGCAGAATGATATCGCTGACGTAGGTGATGTTGATGATACGCCATTATTCGACAAAAGTAAGTTTAGTAAACGAAACTCTATAGATAGCTCTGGGTTTAAATTTTAACGGAGAATATAATGGTAAAAGTATACGTAGCGCCAAAATATCACGAAAGCGAACATTTGCTTGGAATGTTTGTTGATGAACAACAGTATGATGTTCTTGTTGAGGAAGATATGGATTGTTATCTTCCGCTGGGAACTAATATCGGTAATGATAAACTTGATGAGAAACGAATTGCATTTAAGTTTAGAAAGAACTTCTTCACTAAAGAAGAACAACAAGCTGCATATGTTGGGCTTCGTGAAGCAGCTATCAGAACTGAGAATCGTGGACTTGCTTCTGGTATTAAAGCAGGAACTCAGGTTACTGGGGTTGGTCGTGAGTGGGTTACTAACTACCAAGAAGAAATGCTAAATGGTATTATCGACGCACGTAATGCAGCTATTGTTGATGAAGATGTCATCGAAACAATCAGATCCAAATATCCAACAGAAGAATCTAGACTGAAGGCTCTTGGTTCTGGTAAGAATAATGTTTGGGTCATCTCCCGTTTCCGTGGTAAGTTTAACTTTGATGAGTGGGTTGATTCTATCAAAACATTGGGTCGAGAAGAGCGAGCAAAATCAGCAGAAGAAACTATGAAGATGGTTTCAGAAACTTCTTATGGTAATCCAGTTGACTCGGGTATTGCTGGTTGGTTCGATCGCTATCCACGTATTCCTTATGGTCGTGCAACAACATACACAAGAGATAATTGGGATAAGTTTAAGATGGCATTTCCATTCTTACAATCTTTGAATCGTGGTTTCAAAGAACTTCTTCCATGGCGTTGGTCTAATCAGAAAGCAGCAGCTGATAAGATTGATCAAAGTTTCTTAGTTCCTGAAACTGTGTTCACTACAATTACCGTGAATAAAACATTTAGAACTGCTGCCCATCGCGACGCAGGTGACCTTGACTCAGGTCTTTCAAACCTTCTAGTTCTTTCCAATGATGGTCGTTTCACTGGAGGATATTTGGTGTTCCCTGAGATTCGTGTTGCTGTTAATGTGCGACCAGGAGATCTTCTATTAGTTAATAACCATGAAGTGATTCATGGCAATACTCCAATTGTTTGTGAGGAAGGTTCTGAGCGTATTAGTCTAGTTTGTTACTTCCGCGAAAAGATGCTTGAACTTGGAAGTAAAGAATATGAAGATACACGTTATCAATTCGTTGAAGATCGCAGAACTAACCAAGAGCATCCAGAGTGGCGTAAGCTATGGAATGGTGTTTCTCCAAGTATGTGGGATAATCAAGAATGGTATGATTATCTTGAAGAGAAACTTGGTTATGATGAGTTAATTAAGTATCATCCTAAAGCAGAGAAAGCAAATTCTTTAGAAGGATTCTTTTCATAATGTGCGCTGTTATCGGTTGTGTTCTTAATAAACCAACGAAACAAGATTTCGCTATCATCAAGCGTGTGTTCATTGAATCTAAAATTCGAGGAATGCACGCTACAGGAATGTCTTTTCTACCTCGTTGGAAAGATGGTTTAGAAACCATTATTGCGCCAAGACCAGCGCATGAATTTGTTTTCCTACATATGCACGATGATAACTTACCGAGTATTGTAAACTCTGACGGCAATCTTTATATGATTGGTCATTGCCGATATAGCACAAGCGACTTAGAATTCAATCAACCAATTTCTAATGTAAATAAATCTATCGCCCACAATGGAGTTATTACTCAAGAGTTGCCCGAGAACTGGAAAGAACTGTATGGTTATGACTGCATAACTAAGAATGATTCTGAACTTGTCCTGCATTCTAATGACCCATTGTCTGAGTTTCCAAATATGTCAATGGCTGTTTGTTCTTTAACTACGGATAGGGAACTTACTGCATATAGAAATGGAAAGCGTCCAATTTACTTGGCTAAACTTGAGAATGGGTTTATAATTACTTCAACAGCTGACATTGCTATTAGATCGGGGTTAAGCAATCCTGAAGAGATACCGATGAATAGTTATTATACAATCGATAGAAATATGAAACTACATATTACTAAGGTTGCCGTTGAGGGTGAAGATCTACAAAGGATTAATGATGTTTTCTAAAGACAAATACACTTATGGTATGGAAATTGAATGGGGTGACATACCAAGAAACATGACAGTCCCAGATAATCTTGGCGCATGGGAATATAGTGAACGTGATATCATTAACACAAGAGATCCCCATAAGAATGTTTGCGCTGATCCGCTTGGTGTTGAACCTCCATTTGGAGGTGAGATTAACACAAGACCAACTAGAACTTGGATTGAACAAGTAGATCGTTACTTTGAATTATATGACTACTTCGATAAAGCTGGTCATCCTCCAACTATATGCACAACTAATCATACACACATACACTGTCACGTTCCAGGACTGAAAGAAGATGTAAATGCGCTAAAGCGTTTCATCAAATACGTAAAGGAAAACCAGCACACTGCCATTGAACATGCATATGGTTTCTATGAAACTGGAGATATGAAGCAAGTCAAAGGCGCAAAGATGTATCTAAAGTTTGATGGTGGTCGTCCAATGCCAGATTATATGTGCGATAACATCATCAACCTAGCAACAGACTTTGATCACTTTATTAAACTGCATGCTGCTGGAAAAGATGGCGTTTCTATGGGTCGTCCTTTTAGATACGCAATCAATACGTATTCAATGAAACATATCGGAACTATTGAGTTTCGTTTATTCAGAGGTACATTAGATAGAGAAGAACTATCTTCTTGTTTTAGATTTGTTGAAGACTTTATTGATGCTGCTCTCAATGATGGTCCAAGCGTATATGATATGATTGCTGAGGGTCGTTATAAATTTCCACCAATGATTTGGAGTCTTGAACAATTCAAAGGTTGGGAGAAAACAAAACATCCAGAAGATCGTGGAGAAAAGAAACGTGAGTTCATTGAAGTTGTCTAAGTGTTCTCGTGCTGATTTTGTAGCAGCAATATCAACTGACAAAGAAGACTCATTTGCTAAGACTTTTGTCGCAAAAGCAGATATGCAAAAACAGTGGGGTGATTGTATTGGTGCGTGGGATAATGATCAACTATGTGGTGCTATTATAACAACTGTTGGTAAACGTCCACCATATACTGCTAATCTTCAACTACTTCATACATTTGCTGCTCATAGAGGCAAGGGTGTTGCTAAACTTCTATGTCTTGATTCACTTCGCATTGCTAAGAAAAAGGGAGCAAAGTATTTTAGAGTTTCATCCGAGAAAGATGCTGTTGCTTTCTATGAGAAGATCGGCTTCAAGTTTTGGGGCAAGCAAAAATCTGGTTGTCAGTTATCTATCTTTAGAATAGATGGTTCAGACTTTGCAACTGGAGATTACGATTATACCGATCAGATTATAAACAATGCAATTCATAAGAAAGGTAAGGGTGGGTGTGTGGAGATATTTGATATTGCAAACCTTCCCAAACCTGTTACTCTAGAAGGGTTTTGAGGAGTCAAAAATACCTTGCCTTTCATTCAAGAGTATGGTATAATATACTTACTATAAACTCTTGAATAATACATTATGAAACCGCATTATAAACTTGTCTGTGACTATGTGTTCTCTGATAAAAACATAAGCGAATACAGCGACTGTGAGCAAATGACTATCAACCTTGCCATAGAAGTTTTGACTACTCATGGTATGGGTGGTAAGTTTATGGAAACTCTTATACGAGAAAAGTATAGACTTGGTAATGATGGTAAGATTCATGGTTGGGACGGCATGACTAAACAGAATCGTCCAGTTGAAATTAAAACTGAAACTGTTAATGATTCAAAGAAGTTATTTTGTGAAGCATCCTTTGCTCCTAATACTGAAAAAGCTCCAAGCAAGAAACAACAATTCCTCAAAGAAAAACCAATCTTGATTAGCAGTGGATTATGTAATGATACAGGTAAGTGTATATACGTTATGTTCACAGACACGGATAAGTTAAATCCTAATGCTAAGATTTTTGATATGCTTGATCGAAATTCTCCAAGGATTAACTTCAGTCACTGGTGCGCAAATACTGATGCTTTCGATGTTAAATATAAAAACTTAAAACTCGTAGATAAACATTTTTACTCTATGCGTGAAGAACTTAGAAAAGAACTTAAGAATGTCGCTAGATTACCGTTCTAAAGAAAATAGACGTGAGGCATTTATTCGATGGTATGCGTGGTCATTAAAACACAATGACTGCGATCCAGCCATTTGGCTCACAAACTATTTGAACTCAAGATATGAACATAATGATGAAGAGAGAATTTGGCTTTGTTGGTTATATGGTAACACGTATCAAATGCCAACTGCTTGGGTTCTGAAGAATGAGTTTCCAGATTTTGAATTAGCAACATACGATAGAATGAAATTATGGAACTCTGCTAATTATCCTAAATTAAGATATCAGACTGATACGAAATGGAACAAGGGTCATCTCCCAGAAATGTTTGCTTCGTATAGAAAGTTTATTGGAGATAAAACACAACGAGAGGCATTGGAGAATTACTATGGAGATAATGAGGAAGCAAACTTTGAGGCTTTGTGGAGCAGCATTAAAAGTGGGCTTCATAAGTTTGGTCGTTACTCCACTTGGTTTTATCTTCAGCATCTTAAGCATACTGCTGGCATTCGGATTAATCCTACTAGCCTCATGCTTAATGATTATGATGGCTCTCGCTCTCATCGTAATGGACTTCTTTATGCCATTGGGCAAGATGACGATCTGGACAGAAAACTGTCTGCAGGAGATTATGCGAGACTTGAATCACAAGCAAGGGAGATTGTGGAGGAAACGAAAGATAGGTTCGCCGAGATAGCGCACCTTGTTGATTTCTTCACAATGGAAACTTGCTTATGCTCATTTAAGAAAATCTTTAGAGAGCATCATGGAAGATATCTTGGTTATTATCTTGATAGGCAATCTGAAGAGATTCAAGTGGCTGAGGGTGATGGGTGGTATGGTATTGACTGGGATGTTCTATGGCAAGCAAGAAATGAAACACTCGATCCAAAACTTACGGGAAGAAATAAAATTAACAAAGAGAACTTTTCTTTGTTTGTTGATTCAGGTAGAATCATGAGACTAGAATGGATGTTTGACGATATTAAAACTAAGCCAATTGGCTTGGAGGCATTTTTATGAGAAAGATTGTAGCAGTGGGTGGATCGCCAGGAACTGGTAAGACTACTCTGTTTAGAAAATTTATGGAGAATAAAGAATGGGAATTTGTTGAGCCCAAGAAACTTCTCCCTGCGCTTTATAATAAAGAACTAGATCTGTACATCCTTGGTAAATATGAAGAAGGCGAAACTTTTGCAGGAACTGATCGGTTAAGTATGGCTGTTCAACCAACAGCGCAAGAGTTCGTGATGGAATGCAC